AAAAAAGATAATTTTCTTATAAAATTTTCCAAAGAAAGGAGAAAAAGATGCTATATGACAAAATTAAAAAAATAGCAAAAGAAAACAATATTTCTATTTATCGAATAGAAAGAGATCTGGATCTTAGCAATGGAAGCATCAGAAAATGGAATTCGAGCATTCCGCTTTCCCAAACATTGAATAAAGTCGCTAAATATCTTGGTGTATCAATCAGCGATTTGATGGAGGAATAAAATGAATGAGATTTTTAATTTTAACGGAAAACAGGTCCGCACAATAATCTTAAACAGTGAACCTTATTTTGTTGGGAAAGATGTTGCGGATATTTTGGGATATTCAAGAGCAGATAATGCAATAAGAAGTCATGTTGATGATGATGATAAGCTAATGCATCAATTTAGTGCATCAGGTCAAAATCGAAATATGATAATTATTAATGAATCAGGTTTATATTCATTAATATTAGCGAGCAAATTACCACAAGCAAGAGAGTTCAAAAAGTGGATTACAAGTGAGGTCCTGCCAGCAATACGGAAACACGGGGGCTACCTTACAGATAGCATGATTGAACAGGCTTTGCTAAATCCTGACACGATTATCAGATTAGCAACAGATCTAAAGCACGAACGTGAGAAAAATAGCCGTCTAGAAATTGAGTTGGAACAAGCACAGGAACAGGCACGCTACTTAGATTTAATTATTGAAAGCAAATCTGCTGTTGTAATTACTCAAATAGCTGCAGACTATGGAATGAGCGCTATTAAATTCAATCAACTTTTGAACTCTCTAGGAATCCAACACAAAGTAAATAATCAATGGATTCTATACAGAAAATACATGGCCAAAGGATACACAGATAGCAAGACGATTGAAATCTCTGGTAGAGTCCGAATGCAGACAGTTTGGACTCAAAAAGGCCGTCTGTTCTTGTATGAACTATTGAAAAAACATGACATTTTGCCATTAATTGAACAGGAATAGAAGGAAGTGATGAAAATGATGCAGTATCCTATTCTGAATCAAATAACTCAAACGCATAACGAGAACTACATCAATCAACTTTTTGAAGAACTTGTGTCTCTAAATATAAAAGCAATGGAAGAAGCCAAACGCAGAACAAGTAGACAGATTACATGGGTGTCCATCAAAGAGTTGCAAGCATCTACCGGCTGGGGCAGAACAAAGCTAGAAGAATGGCGCGATCAAGGGAAATTCCAATTTCAACAGTCCGGCAAAGGTGGGAAGTATCTATATAACTTGGAAGATGTTCAGCGATTCTGTCGAACACTACAAAAATAAAAAGCACCCTTTGAAAAAGGCGCTTTGAAAGAACTATAACTTAATTATAACACAGGAATTATTTTTAGAAAAGAATATTGGAGGAATTAGAAATGTTACTAGAAATTATTATTGCTTTATTGATCATGGTGATCTTGCTTCAAATGATTATTATCAGCGCAATCAGCGAACGATGCAAAGAGTCAAAACGAGAGCTCAAGAAAATGATTCAAGAACAACAACGCATCCAAGAAGCACGGGAAGCAATGCGCTTTGGTTATCGCAGATAGGAGATATTAAATGGCAGAAAACATGAATGTACTGCCTCATGATCTACTAGCCGAACAAGCTGTGTTAGGTTCTATATTCCTTGATCCTGACAAGATTCACATCGCTTCTGAATATTTGACAAAAGATAGTTTCTTCAAGCTATCTCATGGGATGCTCTTCAACATTATGAAGGATCTATCAGATAAAGGAGATCCAATTGATCCCGTATCTGTCAAATCATCCCTTGATTCTATCGGACAATTCGAACAAGTCGGAGGGATGGCATTTCTTGCAAGTCTGATCAATGCAGTTCCTACAAGCGCCCACATAGAACACTATTCAAAAGTAGTTGCTGAAAAGTCAAGAGCCAGAAAAGTCATTGAAGATCTGAGCCAGAGCATTTCAAGCGTTTACGATGGTCAAAAAGATTTGAATGAGATCCTTTCTCAAACTGAGCAGAATTTGTCAACAATTTCAAACGAGCAGAAAAGAGGATTCAGGCCCATCATTGATGTGATTGATTCAACACAGTCCATTCTAGATGAACGATCTCAGAAGATTGGTGATGTGACAGGAACCTCAACAGGCTTCACTGATTTTGACCAAATCACAACAGGCCTTCATGAAGATAACTTGATCATTATCGCTGCAAGGCCTGCAATGGGGAAGACAGCATTTGCCCTGAACATCGCTCAGAACGTGGCCAAAAGTTCAGATAAAGCAGTAGCAATCTTCTCACTTGAGATGGGAGCAGAAAGCTTGGTGGAGCGTATGCTATCAGCAGAAGGTTTGATTCCATCATATCATGTCAGAACAGGGAATCTCTCTGAGAGCGAATGGCGCAGAATGATTTCAGCACAGGAACGACTAGCAAGAGGGAAGATCTTCATTGATGATACAGCAGGAATCAGGATTTCAGAAATTAGATCAAAGGCCAAAAGACTAGCTCAAGAGAATGGCGGTTTAGGATTAATTGTGATTGACTATCTTCAACTGATCGAAGGAAGAGGAAGAGAAAACAGACAACAGGAAGTCTCTGAAATTTCAAGACAATTGAAGATCATAGCCAAAGAATTGAAAGTCCCTGTCATCGCTCTCAGTCAGTTATCCCGTGGGGTTGATCAACGGAATGACAAGAGACCTATACTGTCAGACTTGAGGGAATCTGGATCAATTGAGCAGGATGCTGATATAGTAGCTTTTCTTTACAGAGAAGCTTACTACAAGCGTGATGAACAAGAAGAACCAGACAATGTGACAGAACTCATCCTTGAGAAGAACAGGCATGGAAGCCTTGGGACTGTCCAGCTATACTTTCTCAAAGAATATGCAAAATTTGCAAACAAGGAGGCCTAATGGATGGTAACTGAGAACCGTAGATATTACTGGTTACAATTAAAAGATGACTTCTTCAATTCCAAAGAAATGAAGTTGATGAGAAAGCTTCCCGGTGGAGAAGAGATCACAATCATCTACTTGAAGATGATGCTTGCAAGTCTAGCTGAACAAGGGAAGCTGTATTTTGAAGGATTAGCTGAAGATCTAGCTGAAGAATTATCACTCATCATTGATGAGGATCCGGAAGCAATCAGATTGACATTGATGTTCTTAACTAAGAAGAAATTGTTGACAACATCAGACAATTACCAATTCAATCTTGAACAAGTTCCTGAGATGGTAGGCAGTGAAACAGCAAGCACCCGTAGATCTCGTAAACATCGGGAAACGCAAAAAGCGTTGCAATGCAACACCACTGCAACAAAAGGCAACGGAGATATAGATATAGATATAGATATAGATATAGATATAGATAAGGGGCAGAAGCCCCAATCAGATGTCTATGAAGAAATTATCAAATATCTGAATGAGAAAACTGGTTCACATTTTAAACCAACCAGCAAGTCAACTCAAAGGCTGATCAATGGAAGATTAAGTGAGAACTACACAATTGAAGACTTCAAATATGTGATTGATGTTAAGACAAACGAATGGAAGGACAACACAAAGATGTCTAAATACTTAACACCAGATACACTCTTCAATGCTAGTAAGTTTGAAAAATACCGCAATCAGCAAATGCCTAAACAGCCAAATATTCAGAAGCAAGATGAAAGGTTGGGATTCTAATGAATGAAGAAATTGCATCTTGTGAAAAACATGGCTGTCAGATCCAGCATGCAAAAGTAAAGATCAGTGGATCAGAACAAATAATTGCAATTTGTCCTGAATGTGAAAAAGAAGAAATCCTGAAGATGGAATCTCTCTTGAGACAGGAAGCGAAAATCAAAGCCCTCTTGTCTCACACTTATAAAGTATTTGAAAGAGAGAGCATCTATTCTCAAGAGTTGAGTGATAAAACATTAGAGAATTATGTAGCAGATAATCCAACCAATGAACAAGCTCTCAACTTTATGAAACGGATGCTGAGAGATTATCTGAAGTTTGAAACAGGGAATGTGATCCTAAGTGGACCGCCTGGAATCGGAAAGAGTCATCTGTCTATTGGATTAGCAAAAGCATTGAATGAGCAATCAAAAGAATGTGAGAATCCAAAAAGTGTGATCTTCATCTCAACATCAGCTCTCTTCAATAAGATTGAAGAAAGCTTCAATGGTCGAGGAGACTTCACAGAGAACTACGCTGTGGACCTACTCAGCAAAGTTGACTTTCTCTTCTTGGATGATTTGGGGAAAGAAAGTAGCATGAGCGCCAATCTTAAAGAGGCGAATGATTGGAGACAAAGGGTGCTATTCAAAATATTGGATAGCAGGCAAACAACAATCTTCAACACTAACTTGTCAAGTAATGACATCAAAACAATCTACAATCAAGCACTTGCTGACCGAATTTTTAAAGGAGCAAGCAAGCACATTTATAAATTTCCTGAAAGCATGGAAAGTCGGAGGTATTAACGAATGGAAAACAACAAACTAAAGGATCTAATTTCAAAAGTTCAAAAATGGTTTTATGATCGCAACTTACACACTCAGGAACCCAATAAGCAGTTCCTAAAGCTCTATGAAGAAATTGGGGAGTTGTCGAGGGGAATTGCTGAAAAGGATGAAGAAGTGACCAAAGACAGTATTGGAGACATCACTGTTGTATTGATTGGCTTGACTCTTCAACTTGGAATCAACACAAAAGAAATCTTCCCAGAACAAGAGAAATTCATTTTTTCAGAAGTTGCAAAAACAGAAGATTACTTTGTATTGATGATGGACCAAGCACTAGCATCATATTTCAACCGTCAAGGATATCAGCTTAAAAGCGTAGTGCATGAGTTGATGCGAATCTCTCAAATGCTCAACTATGATTTTGTGGAATGCTTAAATAAAGCCTATGAAGAAATCAAGGACCGCAAAGGGAAATTGGTTGACGGAATTTGGATCAAGGAGGAAAGACTAAAATGAAAGAACGGTCATTTGAACAGATTTTAGAAGAGATGAATGATTCAGTGAATAAGCCAAATCACTACTGCGGTGAATTTGGTCTGGAATCCATTGATGTCATCCGGAACTTTGCAGGAAATTTGAAAGGGGTTCAGGGATTCTATTGGGGAAATGCTATCAAATATCTTTGTCGATTCCAGAAGAAGAACGGTCTTGAAGATCTTGATAAAGCTAAGAAATATCTTGAATGGCTTATTGAAGATTTGAAGAATAGCCATGAACAGGAGTGACAGCATGAGAGATTACACGAGAAATCAGATGGATCATTTCCGTCAACAATTGCAATTGCTGATTCTTAGCAAAGGATTGACACGCAAAGAGCTTTCAAAAAAACTGAATAGAAATCAAAATACAATTCAGCAATGGATCACAAAAGACAATATAAAACCAGCTCATGTCCAAGAATTGTGCAAATTCTTCAACATTGACGAGAAGGCACTGATGGGAGATCCAGAAGAATTGACAGATTATAGATTTTTCGATCAAGGAAAATACATCTGTACTGCTCCACTCAAAGAACTAAGCAAGATCACTGGCAAAGATGTGTCAATTCTCAAGTATTATATACACTTGAACGAACAAGGAAGAGAAGCTGGCCAGTATAGAATAGAAAGGGTAATTGAAGATGAAAAGTAAAATCAATTGGCTGATCATCAATTTGATCTCATTGGCAGTTATTTCACTAGTCATTGCTATCAATCTCAATTCTAGATTAGTAGATCAAGAAAATAAGATCAAAGATATGGAATGGACTATTCAGGAGCATGAATTGAGCATTCAAAGAATGGCAGAACACAACACTGCACAAGATGTCATCTTGAATAAATTGAACCAAGAATATCAAATGCAGGAACGCAAGAAAGCAGAAGCGCTCAAGGAAGCTGCTGAAATGAATAATGTAGGAGGATAATAATGATTAACAATGTGACTCTTATTGGTCGATTGACCAGAGATGCAGAACTACGCTATACACCTAGCAACATTGCAACTGCTCAATTCAATATTGCATGCAATCGCAACTTCAAAAACGCAAATGATGAATATGATGCAGATTTTATCAATTGTGTGATGTGGAGAGAACAAGCAGAACGCTTCTGCAATTGGACAAGAAAAGGAATGCTTGTGGCAATCACTGGACGAATCCAAACAAGAAATTATGAAAATCAGCAAGGACAACGTGTATATGTGACTGAAGTTGTCGCAGAAACTTTCCAAGTTTTGGAGAAGCGTGATAATACCGCAAATCAAAATAGCATGACTGACCAGATGCCACCAAGCTTTGCAAGCCCAATGGACATTACAGATGACAAATTACCATTCTAAGGGTTTTTAAAAAAGGAGAAAAAACATGGATGATAGGACTAGAGTTGTATTGTACGGAACATATGACGGGTTTGTTCGTTCAACAGTTGAATCGCTACAAATCGCTGTAAGGCTTGATGGTGGCGAAAGGGTAGAAATACCGAGTGAGTGTGCTATAAGTGCAGATCAAATTGTCAAGAAGGATGAAATAAAACTGAAAGATGTTATCAAACGAATTAAATACTTTGATCTTGTCACTCAAGCAGTATGGGTCAATGGAATTTTAAATGAGCTGGGAAGCGGTTTTGGGTTGCATAAATATTATGAAGGATATAAGCAAGGCAAGCTAGAAGGTTTAATTGAACGTGAAAAAGTCACGATCACACAAGGCATAGCAGATTATATTGAATATGCCAAAGAAAACGATTGGGATTTGCAAGATGCTATGGATTCAGATTTTATAGCAAGCGAAGAAGATAGGAAGCTTTCTGATTGGTTTTATAAAGACAATAATATGGAAACATTCGCCCTTGCTTGGATCAATGGCTACATAGTCAAGGAAGAACCAAAGTATACAGTTAAGATCAAAGCTACTAAATAGTATTTAAGTAATGATGAAATAGGGCCTCATTTTGATCCAAGTTTTAGATCTAATTTTACAAAATCTGATCTTGAAAAATTAGATTTAGATTGGGTGTTCGATTGCGAAGGTATGGAAGTTGAGAAGGTGGGAAAATGAACAATGAGGTATATGAAGAACTGGAAAAACTTATGAGATTATTTCCTGATTCATTTATAAATAGACAACTGGAACTAATTCTTATCCCAAAAACTAACACCTACTTTTCTTTAAAAAACTGTTTTACAAAGAAAGATATCATCTCAAAGGTGTTGATGTGGTGTACTAGGGATATAGCTAAAGCCAGACCATATCAGCAACAAAAAAGGAATATTGCATTTTATGTAGACAATCGTATGCGTTTGGAAAAATATTTAGGTGCGGACATCAATGTAGACGTAGTTTATCATTGTCTAGGAAATGGGATTAACAAAGAATTGACACACAAGTTTATTGATAGTGGATTTAACATGGAAATCCTATATTTAGAAGTTTAGGAGGTAATAGAGTGAGACCAAACCGATACCCTTACACAAAGAATCAATGGGAAAAAGAAATAACACTGGTATATTTTGGCGTTAACACTAGTTTAAAATTGAGAGCAGAAAGAAATAGAATTACAAAGGAGACAAGACATGTCATTAAATAAAGCGAGAAAACGACTGATTAGAAAGTACCGTAAAATGTATAACAGCCGTCCGATAGGACTGAAATTCAGTACAGATGGCGGTAAGACATTCATTGGAATGGGAAACATTATTGAAGAATATATTCCAGATGCTAAAAACATTGATTCTGGAAGTGTTAGTGCAAGTAAATTGTCAACTGGTGAAATTAGCTTTAGAAACTTTGAAATAACTCTTAAATCAGATATTTCAAAGGAAGAATTCAATAAATTGAAAGGTGTATTGTGGTAGTGGGATGGACTTTCAAAACTTTATCTACATACTATTCACACTGGTCTGGATATCTGGTCTAATCTGGGCTAGTGTGATAGCTTTTAAAAACAGGAGAAAGAAATGAAGATGTATGTTGTAAGAAAGTATCACGGTCATTCAAGCTGGATTGATCCTAAGCATTTAGCTGAATACATTGAAGTTGAATTTGAAACTAGACATGAAGCACTTGCTCACTGTGAGAAATTAAAAGGCAAAGGGATAGTAGAAATCTATCAAAGAGAGGTTACTGAATGAAAAAATTAAACAACCGAGAATTATTTAACCTAGATCAAGAATTATTCAATTTTCGTGGAATTGACCGGGCAATCTGGACACGCAAAGCAGAAGTGATGGCAAAGAA